ATGACGGGTGGGGGTGTATATGGCGAGGACCCCCTAGGGGGACAAAATCGCCGAAATGTTAGCGTTGTCGCTGTCAACTTTCTTGTAAAAACCAAGATTAAATGCTACGATTTCGTCGATAGCATCATTAATAATTCGCTCATTTTCTTCTTCAGTTAGGTCCTTAGACGTATTTGCTATTCTCGCTAAGTAAGAACAAGAATGATAACCTTTTTCTTCATCAAAGGCGAACCAAGAATCAAACTGAGTGATCGGATCAAAAGGATTATCGACAGTTGTCAAAGCAACACTCATGAAATCACTTCTTTTCTTTTAAAGTTTGTATCAAGTAATTGTAAAGCTTTACGTTAAACACTGAATAGAAACAAAGAATTAGCTTTAATAATTCAGAAACTATTAATGACTTTTATTCTTAGAGAAACATTGTTTATTACTTTGCAAAAGCTTTGAAATAGCACATTGTCTATAGCAAGCCTATTAAAACCATTTAAAAGAGGCGGACTACAAAGCCTTCAACACATACCATAGTCAAAGCATGACTCATAAAGAGCTTATACATAGCTTTATTATTGCTAGTGTTATTACTTTTGATAATAGGCAGTATTAAAGGCTTTTTAATAGTCCTTTTATGGCAGTAAGATGACAATGGGCCGAATAGAATGATAAAAAAAGAGGCTCTACAAAGCGTTTATATTAGGCTTTTTAAGAGGGGGCCTAATAAGGGCCTAATAAGGGTCTTATAAGGGGTAGGTATGTAACCCTTATTCGATACGGGGGGTTGCTTTAGTCTCTTTATATTTGGCGCTTTTTAAAAAGCCTTATTTAAAAACGTTTTTATAGCAGTGATAACAACTTTATATATGAGGGGTGCTTTTTTAGACCCCAGTATATATGCTATTTCTGCATGCCCGTTTTATTTTAAAGGGGGTTATTTTATGAGTTGAGTACCCCGGATACCGTACTTGTAGAAATACCAAGAGCTTCTGCGATTTCGGCAAGCGTATGTCCAGAATTCGCATAGGCTCTTATAAGGGCTTTCTTAGCATCTGTTAGAGTCGTCTTAGTCTTAGCCGTAGCCAAGTCTCGAACGATGTCCATATCTGCATTATCGAGAATTTTCTTAAGTTTGGTTGGGCTTATAGCATTCGCCTGTATAGCTTCCCATTCTTTTTCGGTTATCTCGATTTTTTCTTTCAATGCTCCCACCTGTCTACGTGCACTTTGAAGAGCCTTACCCTTTTCTTTTTTGGACTCTTCATATGACATGCCTGGTTTGGCGTCTTTTACAGCCTTGTATTTTATGTTGCCTATTATCTGAGCTTTACGCTCTAGGGGTTTATTTTTTTCAGCAACATTTAATTTGGCAGTCAAGGAGGCCACCTCTTTAGCATATGTTGCTTTTGCAGATGAGTTGGCTTTTTCTGTGGTTACAGTTAGGTACTCTTTTCTAGCGGCATTACCCAAAGCCTTACATTTATTGGCATAGTCCGCATATATGTTCTCCATTTCAGTACCGGAAGATAGCGTGTACGCATCTTTGGTTTCGGCCATTTTTGTAGACGTGGTAGTTCGTTCTTTTGTGATGGTCTTGCCGGTTTCTTTATCGCGTATGGTATAAGTTTCGCCAGTAACATCGTATATTTTTTCGCCAGTGTCAGGGTCTATTCCTCTTTTTCCAGGAAGGGTCTTTCTATGAGGAACTCGTTCCGTAGACGATGCCTTAGAAATAAGAGTGCTTGCTCCTCCGCCAGACGTTCTCCCGGGTTGCGGCTGGTATTTATCTCTTAATTGTTGAATATTATTATCGTTTTCAGACGCTCTCCAATCAAGATGATGCTTTTCAGCATCAATAATAACCATACTATGCCTTACAGCACGGGCTAGTTCTTCTTCATCAGTGCATCCACGAATGGTCATATCATTGATTAAGTTGGTCACACTGCCCATTTGCAAACCCTTGTTGAACCCCTTCGTTACAGTATCATAATAGGGATCGTCTTTAGAGACACCGTAGGCTTCTTTTGGGTCAAAATCTTTTAACTGAGCCAAAGGAGAACTCGTCTTGATACTTTTGTTATTATTAGGTATTACGAGAACCGTATCTCCATCAAAATCTGCTCCTGAAAGCTGTTCGGCAACTTTACTGTTAATTCCAACGGCATCGACGGCATTATGAATTAAGCTATTTGCTTTTTCGTTACTGTTATTAACCGTTAATTCTGGTATTTCGAAAATACCACCATGAGGGTAACGAATTAGGACTACTTTTTCTCCATCTTTAAAAGTAGGAGCATAAATCTCAGTCTCACTTATTGTATCAATCGGCAAGATTACTCGATAACCCTGTCTAGGAAGAGCCGCCGCACTTAAATGAACTGCGGCAGAGTCGCAATTTTCAGCAAAAGATTCAAGAAGCTTCTGCTTAACTACTGGCTGACTTATAGATGAGATTTCATCGAATTCTTCCTGTCTGGAGGTATAATCAAGATTTAACTGCTTCTTTGCAAGTGTGGTGGACTGCTTAGAAAGCATCTGCGAACTTAAAGAGTTACTCCATGTATCCCATTCTCCTTCTTCTCGAACAATGTTCAGAGCTCCTTGCTGTTCTTTTCCATCTTTGTCAATATAATCGTTTTGTCGATTTATAACGGCTCCAAAAGGATCTAATGGATCTGGGTGGGCAGTTCTATCAATCTTCTTAAGAACGTCCATTTTGTCAGTGCCAACATGCTTGTTTGTATTAAACCGCAAGTCAACACCATCGGGAAGATCATCTGCATACATTGCCATTCCTTTGATGTAATGTGTTCCATCTACTGCAATTCGCACCTGTGCATATCTAGCGTTGCCTAAATCCAGGTCCTCAACACCTCTTCGAATCTCAACGACACCGTCCTTAGCCAGTCCGCCTTCTTCATTATAACAGATAGCCACTCTGCTTGAATCTATGCTCTTAGGTTCGTGAATTTTCTTAACCTTAGCATTTCCAGAAGAATCGGTGGACACATAAGAATCAATAATTGTATGAATTTTATCCAAATTATTGTAGATGTCTTTGTACGCGGTTCCTTCAGGAGCTAGTACTTCTACCGTTGTCTTTTCAGTAGTACCTAACTGAGGAATCTTAATATAAAATTTAGCATAACCTTGCTGCTCAAGAATAGCTACGGCATTTTTAAGCTTGGTCTGACTTACGTTTAAGGATTTCTCTGTTCCAAGACCGACGTCAACATATTCGTATTTGTCGAGGTTTTCTTTTAAAATATCAGAGGTGGCGTCAAGCACCTGTGCTCTAGCCTGACGAGAAGGGTCAAGCAATGATCTTACTGTAGATTCGTTCTTCCCCATTCTTTTACCAATAGCCACATTAGAGTACCCTTTTGCTTTTAATCTGCTCGCCAGATACATATCGGATTTGGTAGCCGCATTATTAGCAATAGTAATCTTTGCTCTGAGTTCCGAGGTGTTTTTTAATCCAAGACTTTTAGCAATCTCCGATTCCGAGGAACCAGATTTTTTCATATCTCTTACTATAGAGAGAAAGTCTTTACTTCTCTGCGGATTTTTTCCTGACCCCCATGGATATCGTCCCGAATGGCGGGGGGTTCCATAATGATACAGAGACTCCTCGTCTTCAAGAATATCATTTTCATTTTTTAAATCATCCATTGATTACACCTCCGATTTCATTTTATCGATAAGTTTGTCAAAAGATATAATTTTGTCCATGATAGGAACAATATCGTCTACTTCCGGATTGTCTACGATAATTTCATCAGACTGATAAAGCCTAAGTTCCATATCAATTTCGGACGGTTTAATCTTATACTCTAGACAAAACAAAGCGGCATAAATATAAAGCTGTTTGATGCTAGCAGGAGTTACTCCGGTTTTAAGATCGTGAATTCGTAGTAAGCCATTCTTGAAAGAAATAGAATCCGCTGTTCCGAAACAATTTTCTGAATAAAAGAGAACTTGCTCTGGTGTCATTTTAAAACCAATTGCGTCGTTAACGTACATATTCAGCGTCTTCTTGGATTTTGGAAGCTTTACGCCAAGTTCTATGCACTCTTTAGCAAAAGCGTGAATTCTGGTTCCTCTTTGAGCAGCCATAAAATTTTTGTAAGATTGAGCAAGTTTTTCTTCATCGTAGTTGATCCAATGGTATTTACTCGCTCCCAAGAAGGCATGAGAACCTTCAAGATTTGAATGTCTGTTCCAGTTCATTTAGTATAACCTCCTTGTTTTCAGGAAATATAAATGCCGAATACGACATGTCGTTCATCAGCTTTATATAATATTCCTGGTTCGGTTGACGATGAGCCTTCGCGTTTTTCTTGCATTCAAGCGTAGCCCAATGTTCTTTGTAGAAAATTGTAAGATCAGGCATGCCTTGAATGTAGGATGGGTCATTCTTTATGACTATGCACCCGGGGAATCGCGTTTTTAGGTCTTTGATTAAACCTGCTTGAAAATCTGACTCTTTTCGCATAAATGCTCCTCCTTCAAAAAAAAATATAAAGAGCTGCCTTAAAGCAAACTCCTCACCCTCTTCATTATAATCCTTGTTTTAAATGCGCACATAATTATTTGTAAGCGCCAAAAAATATAAAGAGCTGCCTTAAGGCAAACTCCTCACCCTCTTCATTATAATCCTTGTTTTAAATGCGCACATAATTATTTTAAAAGAAAAAAATAGAGGCCTTGTTTAAGACCCCTATTTTAAAATATAAAATTATTCAAATCCGAAATGATAACCTTTATGTTTTCTTTGTATTCCTATGCAACATCTGTAGATTCCATATCGGTTTCCATTTATTGCTTTGGCAGCACTGACATATGTTTTATAGGTTTCGCCAGTATCGAAATTTTTTACTGGTGGGTGATTTGGTGGGCGACCGGGGCGAGGTCGCTTTTCATCGTTCATTGATTACACCTCCGATTTTATTCATAAACATTTTTTCATTGAACGCCTGTTTTTGCTCTATTGCATTTTCTATTCCGAGGTCTATTGGAGAATTGGACCTCAAATGATAATAATACAAATCTGTAAACGGGGTGTTCATTCGGTCAATTCTGCCAGCGGCCTGAATCATGGTTTTGTAAGAATAATTCTGTGAAAAAAACACAACTGTGTCGGTTTCTATACAATTCCATCCTTCAGCTCCAGCCGAATACTGCACTAGATAAATCCACCTGTCTGAATCGGGTATCGGTTCATGCTTATGACCATTCCATTCAGCGACGACGGTTCTATCATCGCCAAGAGTTCGTAGCATTTCTAATTCATAATCAAAATTGTAAAATATAATTACTCTTGGATGGTCTATTAAGAGATTCTCTATAACCAATAGTCTATCTATAGATGAATTAGACACTCTTCGTAGTAGATAGCAAAGCTCGCTAATGTTTGCTATGGGCGAATCTGTATAAGGATTCCATCGATTCTTAAAAATCGTTTTGTATTTTTCCTTATCGTGCCCACAGACGATTGTCTCATAGTGAGCATCCGTTGGTTTTTTATAATCCATAACTACGACTATTTCATTTCTCAATCGTATTAAATGGCCAACATCGACATAATGATCTACTTTGGGAAATTTCATATAGCTATTATAGACGACATGTCTTCTTATAAATTCGGTTCGATTTTTGTAGAAGCCGTTTGCTATAAAGACGGGGATATAATCCATCCAGCTATCCCCGGGGGTAGCACTTAATAGAATCCAGTCGTTGTTTTTAGCAATCTTAATAAAATTTTTAACCCATTTTCCAGACCCGACCACCCTTTGTTCATCAAATATAAAGAAGGCATCTCGCACGTCTTTATATTTTTCAATGTTATTCCAAGAATCTACTACTTCGTTTGTGATAGAGAACCTGGCGCATTCTCGTTCCCACTCAAGAGTATCTCTTTTTCTGGCGGTCGTAATGATATATAGCTTTTTGTCTATAGACATTGGCTTATAGTCATCTTTGCCAAAATATCCACCGCATTCTTTCTCGAAATAATAAGCAATAGATGTCATGGATTTACCGGAGCCGACTCCACCACAAAGAATGGAGCCGGTCTTCAGTTCATCTATAGCTTTTCTCTGATGAGGGTAAAGCTCACTCATTAACATCACCGTCAGGATTAGCTGCCGACGTGGGGACGTCGTAATATTTGTCGGTAAACTCGTCCTCGACAATCGTGCAATACATCGACTTTACATAAGCCTTAACGCCGGTTCTACCATTAACTTCCCATACATAGGGTCTAACGATAATATCAACGTTGGCCAACTCTGCATAATCGAGTAATCCGACCGTATCTTCATCAAGAAGCGTCTTATTATGTGCCGTTACGAGGAATATCTTAGGAGGGATCTTTCCATATGCAACAGAAATCTGCATATAAGCCTGTCTGTCCTCATCGGGATCTCTTGGCTCAAGCCACTTAATATTCCAGCCGTCGCGAGCTAGCTTCTCGGCGTCTTCTGTTTCAAGGAAAAGACAGAAATTTCTTCTGCCTGCGGGATTGAACTTTCCCTCTGCCCCAGCGAAATTACGGAAGCCAATTCTGGCTCCCTCGATTACAATATTGTTTATGTTGTTTGTCATAGTAAAAACTCCTTTTCAAAAATATAATTTATTAATCCCACGGGGGGGAATCGTCGTACGGTTCATCATTTGAAACGAACCATTCAAAGTCTCCATACTTTGAAATATCTGAAACTGCTGCATCGGCTAACGAAATATAATAGGACATGTCTACATCGTCCTGTTTTCCTAAGCGGAGTACTTCTTCTGACTCCATCCAACGGTAACCTTTAGTACCAGTAACGGAGTCATACTTTTCGCCATTCTGTCTTAGAAGAATTCCACCACCGCATCCAGCTTTTACTGGCGTAAACAGACCGATTCGTCCAACAAATCGATAATCATGTTCACCTTCGGGTAAACCCTCGTTCATGTCCAGATAAATGGCCGATTTAACACTCTTTGTTTCGCACAAGTCATCGAATATAACAGGTTCTTTGCTAAACAGCGTTTTAAACACGTAAGGCGCCTGGAATTGTGCTCCTGTGGCAGTCCATTCACCAGCATGAGGACCATCTTTATACCGCGCAATATAAACGGCATTGTTTACCAAACACATTCGGTCATACGTTGCCTCGTGTTCGAACGTATAACCGTATTTTTTTCCGTATTTGCATACAAACTGAATTATTTCTGGGGTTGCGTTTGGTATCTTTATGGAATCGGTCTTAATATGTGCTACTGTAAAACCTCTTTCTTGAACCTCATGCTTAAGGTTTATCATAAATAGAGCTCCTCGTTTCGCAACGATGTTGTCTATGTTTCTTGGATCTTTAAATTTATTGTCAAACTTTGCGGACGTTAAACCATAAACTGAATTTATGGCTGTCTTTAAAGCATTCGACAACGATTTCAGAATCGTCTCATTGTCATTCTTAATCGCTTCATCGACGTACTTAACAAGTTTACCATCCAGCATTGTCTTAAGAGACTCATAATCCTTATGCTTGATTGCTATTCTTGCCTGCTTAATATCACTGAAATTCTTTGTGTATGGTCCAAACAGATTCAATGCTTCTATACTTGACGGATGCATTGATGCGATGTCAAGAAGAGCTACGTCTACATACATACCGGGTTCGGCATATACATAGCCCCCCTCTTTGGGGTCTTCGCCTCTGTATGAGCTCTTTCCAAACTCATACTTGTATCCGGGGAATATTGTAGACAAATCTGTATACACGAACTCGCTTTGTGGATGTTTGGCATTTCCAAATATAATTTTGGTTGTAAGCGAATTTGTCGTGTCGTTAACCGTCGAATCAGCTAAATCTGCCAGAATCTGTCTTGCTGTGAAATCTCCAGACAAATGTTTGAATACTGCCTCTGTAGCGATTACATCGTCTACACAATATCCAGCAACGGTTTCCCATAATTCTTCTGGAACAGGCTGATCCCATGGGAGACCTAATTCGTGATGATGGATGCCAAGTTTTATCTCCCATTTCTTAAGAGACATTTTGTTGGCTGCTGAAGCAAAGTCATAAACATCAGTGTATGATAGATTGTATGCTTCTCCAAACATCGAGTTTTTGCTGTCGCTTATTATCCTTTGCGACAGGTTAAACAATTGCTCGTTTGAATATCCCATCATTCTCGCGTAGAGAATATGATTGTCATATTTTCGATTGTTAAACCCGATAAGTTTAAACTTGACCAACTCCTCAATTTCGGTTGGTGTCGGATTTATCATCTTTACAGATTCTTTTCCTTCCGCCTTCCAAGCCACTACGAAAAGGTTTGGAAAGACCTCGACATCAAAAAATATCAGTTCGTCATAGTCGCTTTTGACATACTGAGATTCCTCTTCTGACTTAAATTTCATCTTAGCACAAACGCCAAGACAGTATGCTGCTTGGTGTGTGCTGTTTCCTGCAAAGGCCATTATAGCAGGTCTCATGTCAGTAACGTCATATGATATACCTGCATTATAAGCATCTTCGAGAATCTTAAATATAAAGTCGACACTAGGTCGTGTGGCTCCATGATACTCTTTATTAAGATTCCTTTTTATGCTTGTTCTTATCGCCCGTTCGTTTTTTAATGCCCCGAAATTAATCATGCTTACCGACCCTCCTTTCAAAGGTAAACCTGAATTAATTGTCGCCACTTCTAGGTCGTTACATTTTGTCAATTTTCTACGAAGAGACGCATTTCCATTAAAGACCTTAATT